TAGACTTTACCAAAGAGAAAGATCTAGACGACAAGAAGCCAGTTAAATGGCTGGGCACAACTGGACGTAAGTCACACGAAGATGGTACCTTTGAGCGTAACAGCTCAGGAGACCTAGACCTAAGCGTAGATGCTAAAGAAGTAGATAAGAAAACATTTGCTGACAAGTTGATTGCACACTTTGGCAAAGAGAACGTTAAACTAAGCGGCGACAATGTACATTGGAAAACTCCTATCAAAGGTGATCCAGCTAACGGCTTTGTGCAAGCAGACTTTATGTTTTCAGCTAATCCCAAGTTCCAGCAGGGTTCAATGATTGGCGGCAGTGATGCTTACCGTGGTGAACATCGTCATATCGTATTAAGCTCAATTGCTCGTGCCCGTGGTATGAAGTACAGTCCTAAACACGGACTATTAAATCCACAGACTGACGAACTACTACCTAATGGTAATGATTGGAATCAAATCGCTAAAGAGCTGCTAGGGCAGACAGCCACAACCAAAGACATCCGTTCAGTCGAAAACATCCTGAACTATATTAAAAAATTACCCAACTACGAAGAACTAATCGCAGCCGCACGTGAGACACTGGGCCGCCAGGGCATAGAATTGCCTAAAGCCAATCAAGTAGAAAGCTTTCAACCAGGATCTATTGGTTGGATGCGACAACTAATCGACATTGTAAAATGAGAGCATTTGAATTTTTAATTGAATCAGAAGCACCTGCTCCTAAGAAAGTAGGACGTGAATTCAACCACCTAGAGGATCTAGTGTTTACAGAACCTAAGGGTGCGTTACGTGCTGTGCAGATTCTTAAATCAATCGCACAAGATGCCAAAGATGTTTCAGTTAAATGGGACGGCAACCCTACAGTCTATTGGGGACGTGACGAAGACGGCACATTCCGTATGGTTGGTAAGAACAACTGGGGTCGTGAAGAAGGCAAGAGCTCCAGTCCAGAAGATCTAAAACAGTTTATTATGAGTCGAGGCAAAGGCGAAGATTGGCGTGAAAAGTTTGCAGCAGATATGGCCAACTTATGGCCTTCGTTTGAAGCAGCAACACCTAAAGACTTCCGTGGTTACATCTACGGTGATATCTTATATCATCCAGGTAAGCCATATCAAGGCGGAGATGGTAAGATTAGTTTTACTCCTAACCAAACAACCTACTCAGTTAAAGGTACTAGTGAAATAGGACGTAGAATCGGCAAGTCAAAAATAGCTGTGGCAGCACACAAACACTTTGATTTCTTCGGCGATAAAACTGGAGAGGACATTGCTGATGTTGAGATGTTCAATCACACTCCGGCTCTAGTGGTATTTGGTCAGACCTATGTCAATCATCAACCTGCTGTAAATGCAGACAATCTAGGCTCTATTGAAAAAGCTGCAAATACATTTTCAGCGGCCATTGACAAACTTCTAGCACCTACAGCAGGACTAAGCGATCTACAGACAATTATCTATACGTTTGTCAACAACCAAAGTAAAGCTAAAGCCTTAGACAGCATAGATTCCGAAGCATTCTTTACTTGGTTACAGGGCAGTAAAGTAAGTGCTCCAAAACAGCAAAAGATTTCACAGTTATCACAGCAACACCCGGGAGCATTAGAAAACCTGTTTTATCTAGTACGTGAGCTTATGAAAGCCAAGGATGAAGTTATCCGCGAACTAGATAGTGCTGGTGGAGATATTACCGCACACACTGGCGGCAAATCCGGTGGTGAAGGATATATGCACGGTGCCCACGGAGTTAAGCTAGTTCCACGTGACCGTTGGACCCCATTTAGAGCCGATTAGAGCACCTAAGACCACGATTTTTTCCAAACCGACTAAATAATATGCCGGTCCCGGAGCGGGATCATATTTAAGGAGAAATCAAAATGGCAAACATTACATCATTGGCAGTTGGCTCAACAACAGTTGGCGCAAACTTTAACAAAGCAGCAGATCCATTTGCATATGGCATTCGTGAAATGCTATGGATTAAAGTAGCATTAACAGGTATCGGTACTTCACCAACAGCAGCTGACAGCACATACGCTAAGGCACTACGTGGTCTACAAGCAATTGGCGAAGTTTGGTATTCAGCTACTACAGCATCTGGCGTTGCAATTTTTGCAATTTCAGCTGGTACAGAAGAAACAAAACAGTCTGATGACGCATTAACAAACGCAAACGCAGTTGCTACTATCAAAGCAGCAATTGAAACAGTTACTGGTGGTACAGCAACAGTTACACGTGGCGTTGCTAACGTGTTCCAAACATCTTAATTTAAGATATTCTCAGGGATGGGAAGCACTAAAGGACCTTCGGGTCCTTTTTTGTTGACTGATGTTTCTAGGAGTAAATAGTAGCACATTATGGCACGATACACTCTCATCACTCTAGTTGACATCACTCGTAACAATATCACACGTTCCGAAACAGATCAACTCAAAGTCAAGCAACAGGCTAACTTCAACAGCCTTACACAGGCCATTGGACTTAGAGCCAACATCACTTGGGCAGCTGATCCCAAGTACGTCAATGGTTCATTGCCATTTGGTCTCGGCGGCAAGGCCGCACATTGGGAATGGCAGTTTGACACTGAACGTGAAGATGTGTTTAGACGAGACGATGACGCAGTCGCCCTGTTAGTGGAAGACCTAAATGGCGTTCCTGTCATTGATAGACTAAATAATTCAGTAGACTTAAATCCTTCAGCCTTTGTCAGTATCGGCGCCAAACCAAACATTTGGGTATTCGAGGATAAATAGTATTATAGGCAAATAACATCAAGGCATTTTTCTAACTTAGGCACATAGTCCGGAGCGGACGCTTGACTTAACATAAAAGGAAATCGCCATAAATGGCCACTAACAAAGAAGCTGTCGCACAACTTGCGGCATTACCAGAGCGTGTAAGCGTATTAGAGACACAGGTTGATAACATCAACGAAAAACTAATTGACCTCAAAGTTGATGTCAAAGATATGCACGACTGTCTAGATCAGACACGTGACCTACTCGCAGGCAAACTAGAAAAAATGCAAGATGAATATCGTGCTAATAGTTCTAAGTATTTTGAACACGCAGATAAACTACACGCAGAAGATCAAGAAAGTCACGCAGCACTAGATAAAAAGATCAAAGAATTAGAACAATTTAAAACCAAATGGGTTTATATGACAGCAGGTGGTATTGCTGTACTAGGATTTATGTCAGGACACGCCACAGCGTTGTCCAACTTCTTCAAGTAGGATTATACACACACTTAAATAAGGACCATAGGTCCTTTTTTTATGACTGATATCTCAAAACGCTTAGAGCAGACATTACGCTCTGCCATACAAAAAAATCCAATTCTACCAGTTAAAGTAGCGGACGGAATCCTTGTGGGTGATGCAAAGATAGTCAGCGAAGACCATATCAAACACATTTGGTTTAAGGACCAATTGATCTACAAAGATGTCAGCTTGAATGCTGTGGCAATTAAATTGGCTAACATCTTGGCAAGAAGATCCAGCACTGTGTATGCAGATGCTATATATAGAGCCGATCAAGACTACGGGCGTTGGTTTATTGAAAGTCAATTACTTAGAGCACAGTATCACAAGGCTCTAACAGTCAAAGACTATGACAAGTCAGATACCCTATGGGCTAGGTACTGCGAAAGCAGGGATCGTGCTATTTCTGCTAGAAACTACGCACAGAGTTTGGCGCAGGTCTGAATAAATATAACAACAAATCTGGATTGGGAAAAATATGAAAACCACAGAACTTTTTACTATTAATAGAACTTCAAAGAAGCTGAATGAAACGCTTGAAAAAACCTTTGGACGTAAATTAAAATTAGAAACTTTTAACCTAGCACAACTTGAAGATGCTCGCAATAAACTACGTACACAGATACACGATGTGCGTAACTTATCCGGGTTTAACGAGAACCTAGAAAATGACGCATTCACTGAAGCACAGTGGATGTTGGATGCTATCAATGCTGAAATTATGCATCGTGAAAGCATTGCAGAATCACCGTTTGATATGGGCCCTGAAGAGCCAGAAGAAATGAACGATGACCCACACGCTGATCCAGATCCAAACGAATATGGTCACGAAGGTGATATGGCACAAGGGCAATTATCTACAGGTGAAGAAGCAGCAGAAGAACTAAAAAGTATTTTAGATTCTAATGAAGATTTGCCAGAATGGGTACAGGCTAAAATTACTCTAGCAGTTGACTATCTTGATACAGCTAGAGATTATATGAAAGGACAACACGAAAAAGGTGTTGAGCCAAATGAAAACGAATCAATAGGAGAAAATATGAGTAACTTAAGAGAAGGTGAAATCCAGCAAGCGTCTGCGATCGTCACAGCAAAAACAATGGTTGACAGAGTAGGTCGTTGGATTGAAGAACTTTCCGGTATGGAGAATGATACTCTCCTTACACTAGGTGACTCTATCCGTGACGAGATGGGTGCAGAAGCTGCAAAGACATTTATTAGTTCTTGTGCTCCAGCTATCCAACAGGCTCTACAGAACCTAAAAGACACACGCGAAGCACTAAGCACCAGCGTTCGTGCGCTAACAGGCGAAGAACAGGCTACTGATATGCTTGGTGGTGACGAAGGTGGTGACGATATGTCAGCTCCAGACTCATTAGATATGGGTGGCGAAGAAGATATGGATATGAGCGTACCATCCGACGACTTTGCAGCCAGTGAGCCAGGTGTTGGTGGAATGGAAACAGCAGGACGCGAACAACGCGAAAGCATTCAACGTGGCAACGATCTACTAAGAGTGTTGGCAGGCTAATGCGTTTCTCTGAAATTCAAAAGCAAGGCAGTCAGGTTGACGAAGCCCAGCTAGACGAAATACTTCCTGCTCTAGCAGCCGCAGGTGGAGCCGTTGCACGAGGTGCAGCAGCAGCCGGGGGAGCTGTAGCACGTGGCGCACAGGCTGTTGGAACAGCGGCTGTAAAAGGTGCTCAAGCTATTGGTAGTAAAGTAGCTCAAGGTGCTCAAGCTGTTGGTAGTAAAGTAGCTCAAGGTGTCCAGACTGTCGGCAAACAAGTTGGGCAGGCTGCAGATGCTGTGGGACAACAAGCTGGTCAAGCCGCTGCTGCAGGTGGTCAACAGCCCGGCGGACAACCTGACCAACAGGCTCAAGCAGCTCAAGTGGCGCAGGCAAAAGCACAAGCCGCTGATCAAGTAAAAGCTAAACAACAAGAAATTCAAGCAGCTCAAAAAGAGTTAGCAGCCCTTCAGGCACAAATGGCGAGTATAAAATGAGATTCTTTGAATTTGTAGGTGACGACGATGGCAACATTGATAAGTTTATCATTGCCTTACGTAATCAGATTGGTCGTGCAGCCAGTAAGAAATCTCCTGCTGTATTAAATTGGAATGCAGTGGCACAGATGAGTAAAGACACAGGTTTTGAAATGGGTGCTGACTACGAAACATTCAAGTCTATGTTTGACACATATCCAATTATCCAATCATTAGTTAAGAACTTTGATGCCAAAGGGATTAGATTAAAAGTTCCAGGTGCTCCAGATAGCGAAGAAGAGCAAAGCCCACAGAAAAGCGGCGAAACCAGTCAAGACCAAATTGATAAAATGGCAGCTTCTGCCGCTCCACAACAACTAGCACAAGCTCAAGGTTGACAGCTTCAAAACAATAGTGTACTATATACACTATGACTGAACAACTAATAACTCCACCCCCATTTGTTGAACGTTTTCAATATAAGAACTGCGTTCAAATTAACGATCCAGTAACACGTAAACGGGTTTATAAAACCCCCGACGGCGAGAGCCTGCCTAGTGTTACAACTATCCTTAGTGCTACTAAAGATATGACCCATTTGAATGAATGGCGAGACAGGATAGGACACGCTAAAGCACAACAGATTACCACAGAGGCCGCTGGAGTAGGCACAGCAATGCACGGTAACCTAGAACGATTCCTAGCTGGCATACAACGACAGCCCGGAAATGCTCCGGTACATATACAGGCTAACAAGATGGCTGATGTCATTATTGAAAACGGCCTAAGTAAAATGAGCGAAGTATGGGCTATGGAACAGAGCTTGTACTTTCCAGGACTGTATTCAGGTACCACTGATTTGATCGGAGTACACGAAGGAGAGCCGGCTGTTTGCGATCACAAGCAGACTAACAAGCCTAAGAAAGCAGAGTGGGTTGATGACTACTATCTACAGCTAATGGCCTATATATTAGCACATAATGAAGTGTATAAAACAGACATCCGCAAAGGTGTTATTTTTATGTGTTCAAGAGACTTCCAATATCAGCAGTTTACCCTAGAACCCAAGGACTTTAACAAGTGGCAGGACGCTTGGCTTAACAAGGTAGAGGAGTACTACGCCCTAGGTAGATAAATACTCTATAGAACATAGAGGATACTAAAGTGGCCGTTGTCCAAATCTCCAAGATACAAGTCCGTAGGGGCAAAAAGAATTCAAACAGTGGAGTTCCACAGCTCAGCTCAGCTGAGTTTGCGTGGGCAGTTGACTCACAGGAACTATATATAGGTAACGGTTCAGTTGCCGAGGGTGCGCCATATGTAGGCAACACCAAGATCTTAACAGAACATACAAACCTATTTGAACTACTATCTAGCTATCAGTTTGCCTATAACGATACAGCTATTACTCTAAGTGTTCCACGTGGACTACAAAGCAAGTTAGATGAGTATGTGTCAGTTACTGACTTTGGCGCAGTAGGCGATGGTTCTACTGACTGCACCGCAGCATTTACTGCGGCACTAAATCAGCTATTTAGAAACCCTTCATCAAAATACAAAAAAGTGTTAATGGTACCGAATGGTAATTATTTAATTTCCAGCGGACTTGCGATTCCTAGCAATGCTATCATCCGTGGCGAAACACAACTAGGTGCAGTTATTAATATTGGTTCACGTAACATTCGTTTCATTACAGCCACTGGCTTAGAGTATGCAGCATTCAACAGCGGCAACCGACCACAGAACATTACTATTTCAAATCTTACCATTCAAAGAACAACAGGACAGTTAATCCTTTCTGGTGTTGGTAATAGTGTTCTTGACAGTGTTAGATTCAAAGGTACCTATGCGTTAGGCAATACAGTGGCATCATTGTCAGCAGAGCCAGCGGCAGTAGTATGGCTTAATAACCTCGCTGGTGTTAAAGTAACTGACATCAAGTTTAAGTCTTGTATATTTGATTCAGTCAGCGTTGGTGTAAGTTGTACACAGTCTGCAATCTTCGATACTTCATTAGTCTTTGACACTTGTAAATTCTATGTCAATCACGTTGGGATATACATCAACGGTGTTTCTGACCAAGTTAACAACTGGAGAGTTATTGATTGCGACTTCGAAGAAATAGCACGTCAAGTACTATATTCAACAAACGGTATCAACACAACTATTCAACGCAGTAGATTTAAGAACTGCGGTAACAATACAAACACAGCAGCCACACCAGTAACATCAATTGTTTATTTTGGTCAACGCACTAACAACGTAGTTATTGACTGTATTAGCGATAGACAACAGGCAGCAGGCATAGTATCGTCAGCCTTAACGCCCGCAGTGGCAGAAGTGACTAATGGTTCAAAAGTCAGCTTTATTGACCGAAATACGACATCAGTCTATCTATCAGATAGTTTCAGACCATTAGCTGTATTTTCTGCATTGAACAAATATCTTGTTATAAATTATTTCTTAGAGTTAGGGACCCATTCTCGAATTGGTCAATTAACTATCAGTATTGGTGATGATTTAGGAGAAGTTTCAATCTCTGACAACTATCATTACTCACCACTTTCAACATCATCACCCGAAGGAGCTCGTATGATAAACTTTTTATTTAAAGCAGAATTAAAAGACAATGATGCCGATAGCGGCATCGACACAGTTGTGTTATCGTACCAGAACCCTTTAGTTTATGGAGCCACTGGTACTATCACGTTTGATACTACCTACGGTGTTTGATAGTCACGGCACACAACGACTAGCAGAATGGAAAAGATTTAGAGAAAGTTTAGAAACAAGCGATACTCCGTTAGAAGATGTCGCTGAATTTTGGGGCCACGCTCCGTTCGTTAGTTGTTATCTCAACCCAAATAATCCCACCGAATGGCCCGATCCTTGGCATTTGGTATTGGATTCTCGCCTAGATGAGCTTGCAATAGCTCTTGGAATGCTGTATACTATTAAATTAACACAGCGGTTTATGAGTTCCAAATGCGAGATACATACTTCAATGCGTCCAGAGGACAATGATCCCAGATACGTGTTATTGGTAGACAATCAACACGTATTGAATATGGACTGGTCTAGTGTAGTTCCATTTGATAGGTTGGCTGGAAGTAAAACCAGCCTTCTGTATTCACAGTAATCGATATTATAAATATCAGTCCGAATAGAATAAAGTTGAGGCGTAAATGACAATGACAATCACAGTTATTAAGAGAAATGGTAGTAAAGAGCCACTGGCAGTTGAAAAGTGGCAGGCACAGGTAGCAAAGGTTTGTAAGGGTATCGCAGATGTAAGTCAGTCAATGATTGAAATTAAAGCACAGCCTCATTTTTACGATGGTATTACAACTGAAGAAATTGACGGTATTACTCTACGTGCTATCGTAGATTTAATCGATGTAGAATCAAACCCAGACATTGGACACACAAACTATCAATTCGTAGCAGGCAAACAACGATTGTCAATGTTGCGTAAGGATGTATACGGTGAGTATGAACCACCACACCTGTTTGATATTGTAAGAAAGAATGTTAGCGTTGGTCTGTATACTCCAGAGCTATTGCAATGGTATAGTGAAGACGATTGGAATAAGATGAATGATTTTCTCGACCACGAGAAAGACGAAACATATTCGTATGCAGCTATAGAGCAGTTAATTGAGAAGTACCTTGTTAAAAATAGAGCAACAAAAGAAACTTATGAAACTCCACAGATTAGATATATGGTTGCGGCAGCAACTGTCTTCCATAAGGAAGAACCGAATAGTGCAAGGATGCGTTACATTAAAGAATACTATCAAGCGGCATCCGATGGTTTGTTTACTCTTGCTACACCTGTGTTGGCTGGTCTTGGCACTCCTACTAAACAGTTTTCTAGTTGTGTGCTTATCCGCAGTGACGACGATCTGGATAGCATATTTGCTTCTGGAGAGATGATGGCCAAGTATGCCAGCAAACGTGCTGGCATTGGTTTGGAGATTGGTCGCTTACGTTCACTAGGTAGTCCCATCAGAGGTGGTGAGATTCAGCATACTGGTATGATCCCATTCCTGAAAAAGTGGTTTGGTGATCTGCGTTCGTGCTCACAGGGTGGTATCCGTAATGCAAGTGCTACTGTATTCTATCCCATTTGGCATCATCAGTTTGATGACCTTATTGTGCTTAAGAACAATCAAGGAACAGAAGAAACCCGAGTCCGTCATATGGATTATGGGGTTGTGCTTAGTGCTCTCTTCTGGAGACGTTTCAAGAATAAAGAAAACATAACTTTCTTTGATCCTAACGAAGTACCTGACTTGTACGAAGCGTTTTATACAGATGTAGAATTGTTTGAAGAGCTGTATGTCAAATACGAAAAGTTGAAAGGACTGCGTAAAAAGACAATGGCAGCTGAAGAAGTGTTCAAGGGTGGTATACTAAAGGAACGTACAGATACTGGTCGCATCTACTTGGTGTTTATAGATAACGTGATGAATCAAGGACCTTTTGATCCAAAGAATCATCCCATTTATCAAAGTAACTTGTGTTGTGAGATCTTATTACCAACCCGTCCATTTAAGAGATTAGACGACGCGGAGGGGCGCATAGCGTTATGTACACTGGGATCTATTAACTGGGGATCGTTCCGTAACCCAGAGGATATGCGTAGAGCCTGCAGGATTCTACAGCGTAGCCTGTGTAACATCCTTGACTATCAAGACTTCTTGAGTATTCAAAGCAAGTTGTCAAATGACGAAATCCAACCATTGGGTATTGGCGTTACTAACTTGGCCTACTGGCACGCCAAGCGTGGACTCAAGTATGGCGAGAAAGATGCACTACAAGATGTTAAGGTATGGATGGAGCATCAAGCATTCTATCTAACAGAAGCAACAGTTGAGTTGGCTAAAGAACGTGGCGCCTGTATTGACAGCGATAAGACACGTTACGGTCAAGGTCAGTTTCCTTGGGAGCTTCGTGCTAAGGGTGTAAATGCACTAGCTGATTTTACACCTGAATTAGATTGGGAAACACTGCGTGGCAATATGAAGCAGTATGGTGTGCGTAATGCTACACTAATGGCCATTGCACCAGTTGAAAGCTCAAGTGTTGTTATAAACAGTACCAACGGCATAGAAATGCCTATGAGCTTAATCAGTGTTAAGGAATCGAAAGCAGGATCGTTCGTGCAGGTTGTTCCAGAGTATCATAGACTGAAAAACAAATATCAAATGATGTGGGAACAGAAAGATTGTGATGGTTACTTGAAGACTGCGGCAGTATTAGCTGCCTATGTTGATCAATCGATTAGTACTAATACATTTTACAATCCAGCGCACTTTGCCGATCGCAAGATTCCAACTACACTGATTGCCAAGAACTTGATGCAGGCACACGTATGGGGATTGAAAACATTCTACTATAGTCTAATCAATAAAGCAGGTAGCAAAGCAGTACAGGAAGCCACACCCGAAGTCCATTACAATGGATTTCATAACGAACGAGAACTAATCGAAGAAGATGACTGTGAGAGCTGTAAGTTATGACATTCAGCTTTATTAGGAACGTTTTATTAGAAGGTAAACCGGATAAGTTAGAAATTAAAAGTTTGCCCTATAAAGACAACGAGTTGGATCCTGCGATATCAGAAGATACAATTAAGTATCACTATGGTAAGTTAGCCAAGACCTATGCCGAACGTTATAACAACAACGAAGGCGATCCTACTTTTAATGAAGCCGGAGTATTTCTACACAATATCTTATTCCAACAATATCAAGCACCAACGGCTTCAAACAAGCCTAACGGCGGAATTGAAAATTTTATTGTTGAACACTTTAAGACATTCGAACAGTTCAAAGAAGAGTTTCTTAAAGTGGCAATGTCGGTTCAAGGCAGTGGTTGGGTCTATCTAGCTAAAGATGGCAAGATTAAAACTATCAAGAATCACGAGATTAAAAAAGATATTGTATTGTTAATCGATTGGTGGGAACACGCTTGGGCGTTAGACTATCAGCACGATAAGAAAAAGTATTTAGAGAATCAATGGAAAATTATAAATTGGGAACACGTAAATGAGTCAAGCGCAATATAACTTAAAAACAAAAACAGACTATCTTAGTCGCAAGATGTTCTTGGATCCTGCAGGACCTGTGACCATTCAACGATTCGAAGAAGTCAAATACAAGAAGATTGCAGACTTCGAAGCAACGGCACGTGGCTTCTTTTGGCAACCAGAAGAGATCAGTCTTACCAAAGACTCAAATGATTTCAAAGATGCCAGTGATGCAGTCAAACACATCTTCACTAGTAATCTGTTACGTCAAACAGCTCTTGACAGTTTGCAAGGTCGTGGTCCAAGTCAAATCTTTACGCCTGTAGTATCATTACCTGAACTAGAAGCATTGATCTACAATTGGACATTCTACGAAACTAACATTCACAGCAAGAGCTACAGCCATATCATACGTAATATCTACAATGTACCAAAAGATGTGTTTAATACTATTCACGATACTAAAGAGATTGTAGAAATGGCATCAAGCGTTGGCGACTACTATGATGCATTACATTTGATCAACTGCCGAAAAGAAGCTGGTGAAAAGATAAACGAAAAGACACATATCAAAGCAATCTATATGGCCTTACACGCAAGTTATGCCTTAGAAGCATTCCGCTTTATGGTATCATTTGCCACAAGCCTAGCGATGGTAGAAAATAAAATCTTTATGGGCAATGGCAATATCATCAGCCTGATCCTACAAGACGAACTACTACACAAAGGTTGGACTGCCTATTTGATTAATCAAGTGGTTAAAGAAGACACCCGTTTCGCAGAAATTAGACCAGAATGTGAGCAGGAAGTGTATCAACTGTATATGGATGTTATTCGTGAAGAAAAAGCCTGGGCTGATTACCTATTCCAGAAAGGTCCTGTAATTGGACTCAATGCACAGATCCTGAAAGACTTTGTGGACTACACAGCAGTAGGCGCACTAAAAGATATTGGTATCAAATACAATAGTCCAGCACCAAGATCGACTCCGATTCCTTGGTTTAACAAACACGTTGATACCAGTAAGAAGCAGACAGCATTACAAGAAAACGAATCAACTAATTATGTTATTGGAGTTATGTCAGAAGGCATTGACTACGAAGCCTTGCCGACTATATAATAAACTATGTATAAAGCACAATTTAAACGATCTTCACCTTACGAAAGTTGGACTACTATTGGAAACTACGGAAATGAACAGTCCGCAGTTGCATCAGCACTGAGTTATAAAAACAAGGGAATGATACTAGTACGTGTAACTGGACCAAAAGGTGAAGTAATTTATTCAAGCTAGGAATTAGATATGGCTCGAGAAGCAGGTAAAGGGTCCAAGCCACGTCCACTGAGTGTTAGCCAAGATGACTTTGCCAACAGCTTTGAACGTATTTTTGGAAAAAAGAAAACAGAAGGTAAACAACAAATGAGAGCGATAGTATGGAGTAAGAACCAATGTCCGTTTTGTGATCAAGCTAAAGGATTACTTAAAATGAAAGGCATTGAGTTTGAAGAAAGAAATGTAAGTACAGACTGGACTAAAGAACAGTTGCTAGAAGCGATACCTACAGCAAGAACAGTACCACAGATTGTCTTAGATGGCGAACTAGTTGGTGGATTTAATGAACTTAAAAAAAGGTTAACAGATGCTAATTGATAAAGGTGTAAGTGCAGGGGAAGTAATCACTCTTAAACTGACAAGTGGAGAGGAAATCGTTGCGAAACTAATTGAAGAAACTCCAACACATTATAAACTGAGCAAGCCGATGGTTATTGGTATGGGACAGAAAGGCCCAGGTCTAATGCCCTACCTGTTTACAGTTGCTCCAGAAAAAGAAGTTAAACTGTTAAAAACCACAGTAACAGTGGCAGAAGCTACAGATAAAACATTCGCAGATCAATTTATTACGAGCACCACTGGTATACAATTGGCTTAAATACTAGACTATGACAACAGCTCAGTCTACCGCAGCAGGAACTCCATCAGCAAGCCCTAGTGGCCCATACGCACCCCGCCCGCATACTCACGGCGCAGGCTCAATGCCAAGGCAAGAGCCCTTATACGATTCAGCAGACGTCTATGCCAACAATCAAGTTATTGCATTATACAATGCTGCTACCGCCAAAGGTGCGTTTGCACAGACTCGAGTAGGTCCTGTAACAGTTGTGCAGGCAGTACAGAATGTTGAAGGTGATGACGGTAATACTGCTGGTAAAGCAGAAGCTGATAAATTCCTAGCTGAAGGTAAGATCACACAACAACAATATGACGAAATTACTAAAACTCCAGAGCCAACTGGCACTCCCGTAAACGCACCTGCTAGTGTTCCGACTGGTAGCACCAACGGTGTTAACATCTATAACGAAACTTCAACATTTAACTTTGATACTAAAGTAACTGCCACTACTACCCTAGGTCAGATG